ATCGACGATACATGCCCGACCCTTGCCATGGTAGCCATGCACGCACCAAGAGCGATTATGACCGATTGGATGGGGTTCGTACTCGGATGGAGCGTGACCCCCAACAGCAACCTTCCCCAGAAAAATTCAGAAAGTACGCTTGCAATATTCTGTGAGTAGTGAGAGTATGTGTATTAGTTCCACGGGAGTTGCCATGAATATCACGATTGACAAAGATGTACCGATGCCAAGTAAGTCAAATAGTGTGAGTGTGTACCCGTATGACGTGATGGAGATTGGTGATAGTTTCGCAGTAGGCGGGGGAGTTAAGAGACAGGCGGTATATAACGCTTGTTGGCGGCATGGTCGCAAGTTAGGGCGTAAATTTATTTGTAAAGACGTTGGTAATTCGATACGAGTATGGAGAGAGGCTTAATAACCGAGTGTGTAGACGAGAGAGCAAGAGAGTTGCTCAGGGGTCGGTTATTGCCATTAACATTAGATCAAATAGTTGATGTAATGGCTCGAGTGATGCGCAGGGAGATGGTCTTAGACAATGAGGTCAAAGAGTTGAGAGCGAAGTTAACTAACAAGCGGGGTTGATATGAATTTCACACAGGACTGGTTCAGTCACAACATTCCTGGCCTGCAAGCCTATCTGAAGGATGTTGAGGTTAATTCGATTCTTGAGATCGGGTGTTTCGAGGGTCGTTCGTCGTGCTGGTTTCTCCAGAACGTGTTAGCGGATGATGGTGTGCTGGTTAGCGTGGATACCTTTGCTGGCAGCATGGAGCATGACGGAATGGATTTCAGTGAGGTTAGAAACCGATGGTCAAACAACACTGACAAGGCCAAGAAGCCAAGCCAGATAGTTAATTTGTGGGATGACCCATCCCTGTTAGCCATGTCTGACCTTTTGTTTACGAAGAATGAATTTGACCTGATTTACATTGACGGCAGTCATGAAGCGGCTGATGTGATGACAGATGCCTGTATGGGCTATCATTTGCTCAAGGTCGGGGGTTCGATGATATTCGATGACTACCTGTGGAACATGAACTGGGCTTATTACCAGAGACCTAAGCCTGCCATTGATGCGTTTGTAGAACTGTTCTATGGCCGTGTAGCGGTGACTTCCTGTGGCTATCAGTTGATCGTCAAACGCTTGAAGTAGCGCCATGCAGGACGTAACCGTAGATACGAAGAAGATGATTGAATCACGTATCAAATGGTTATCGGTTGAAGAATGGGAGCATGAGATGGCCTTCGCTATTGCTCTCTATGAATCACGACAGAGGCTTCAGGGATACTTGAGAGAAGCTCTGTCCTGCGGCAAGTCCAGAGCTAAGAAGGTCAAGCTCTATGCTCGTTGGAAGCAGGAACTTGAACCTGAACTGGTGACTGAGCTTGTCGGTGTACTTCGTAACAAACAGGCACTTGAGATTATCATGGGCTGGAAGCTGGTCGATCCGAGACATTGAATGAAATTCAACCTGCAACAGTTCTATAAGTTTTGCGCACAGCTCAAGGTTGAGACTAAAGAACACGGCCTGAAGAAGATGGATACGCTCCTCGGCACTCAGACCTACGTGATGGACGAAATCACGAAAGGTCTGGACGAGGATATTCATTTCTTCGTTATCCTCAAGGGCAGACAGTTAGGGATTACCACTATCAGCCTCGCGCTGGATCTGTACTGGCAATTCGTTAACCCCGGCTGGCAAGGTACGCTTGTCTCCGACACGGAAGAAAACCGTGATATGTTTCGCTCGACCCTTGCGATGTACATGGACGGGCTACCGAAGGAATACAAGATTCCACTGATGGCCCATAACCGCAATCAGCTCGTACTCAAGAACCGTAGCCGCATCTTCTACCAGATTGCAGGTAACAAGAGCCGTCTCGGTCAGGGCAAAGCTATTACATACCTGCATGGCACCGAGACCGCCTCATGGGGCAACGAGGAGGGACTGGCATCCCTGATTGCTTCCCTTGCGGAGACCAACCCGAACAGACTCTATATGTTCGAGAGTACGGCTCAGGGTTTCAATATGTTTCACGATATGTACATGACCGCTAAGAAAGCTCGTACACAGCGGGCTATCTTCTGCGGCTGGTGGCGCAATCAGTTCTATTCAGCAGACCCTGAGAGCAGCGTTTACAAGACCTATTGGGACGGCAAACTGACTCCAGAGGAAAAGGAATGGACTAAGGATATTCGCAAGCTCTACAACATCGAAATCAATTCCCGTCAGATGGCGTGGTGGCGATGGAAAATGTACGAAGGAATCAAAGACGAAGCACTGATGATGCAGGAGTTCCCGCCCACTGAGGACTATGCCTTTGTGATGACCGGCACCAGCTTCTTCAGCATGTCGCGCTGTACGGATGCTGTGAAAGATGCCAAGAAGCTCGATTACGATAGCTACCGCTATGTCATGGGAGCCAACTTTCAGGACATGAACGTAGTCAGATCTACGGAGCGTCTTGCCACACTCAGCATCTGGGAAGAACCCATTGACACGGCCTACTACGTCATCGGGGCCGATCCAGCCTACGGTTCATCGGACTGGGCTGACCGCTTCTGTATCCAAGTATTCCGCTGCTATGCAGACGGGCTTGAACAAGTCGCAGAGTTTGCTACCAGTGAACTGAATACTTACCAGTTTGCATGGGTGATTGCTCACCTCGCCGGCGCATACAAAAACTCTACGCTCAACCTTGAAGTCAACGGGCCGGGGCAGGCCGTCATCAACGAACTGAAGAATCTCAAGCGGCTCGCAGCCTCTTATGGCGGCGCAATGGGCAAAAGCCTGATGGATGTGTTCGGCTCCATGAGCAACTACATCTGGCGACGTAATGACTCCATGTCCGGCATCAGTAACAGCATTGGTTGGCTCACCACCTCGTCCAGCAAGGAACGTATGCTGAACTACATGAAGGACTACTTTGAGCGCGGGATGATGGTTATACGCAGCCTTGAGACGATTGACGAGATGAAGACCGTAGTGCGCAATGACGGCAGCATCGAAGCCTCTGGACGCAACAAGGATGACCGCGTGATTGCCTCTGCGCTGGCGGCGGCTGCCTATGCAGAACAGTTGCAGCCACGCCTGATCCAGATGCGCCTGACCCGCGATGTAAATAAGGCTCAGGAAAAGCAAACGCCAGAGGAAGTCTCAATGAACAAAACAGTGAGTACCTACCTCAAACAGATCGGAATCCACCCCGATGCCTCTGCCAGATAAAGTCATCCCGATGAATGAGCTGAAAACGCTCATGACGCGCTTTCTGAATGACGAAAAGCGTGGCATCAGCGTCAAGCTGTTCGCCGAAGTCGCTGGCCTAGACTTGACCACCATCACCAAAGTATTCAAAACCGGCGAGATGCCGCTTACCGAGTTCGTGCAGCGTCGTGTCAGCAAGGCTTTGCTCGCGTGGCAACAGGGCGAGATAGCCGTGATGCGTAACGTCGACGGAAGTAAGTTTGTCGAGTACCGCAAGCAACCGCGAATGAGAATGGCTCGCACCCAAAAACTTGAGTTTGTGAACGGTGTCCCGAAAATCAGTGTCGGAATCCGTAACAAAGCCGATTATTCAACCCCAGACCTAGATGAACAACTGAGGAGTCAACATGGCCGTCGTTCATGATTACAAATGCCCAAAACACGGGTTCTTTGAAGCTAGAGAAGCCGTTTGTCCACAAGGCTGCAAGGAAGGCGTGAAAATCGTCTACCTGAAAGCACCATCGCTTATGTCGCCCAAGACACGCCGGACAGACAAGACCGTCAAGAATCTTGCCAAAGACTTTGACATGACCAACATCAAGTCAACCAAAGAAGGCGAGTCACAGACCGGCTACTACACCCGCAAGAACAAAACTAAGGCTGAACCTGCTGCCGCTCCGCGTGAGCCTCGGCCAGGTGACGCTGCCATCTGGGGCGGTGGCCCAAGAGGGCTGGACATGGCCTCCATCCTGTCAGGCCGCGCCATCCGTAGCGTTGCAGGCGAGTCCGTGGGAGTCAACCCGAAGGATGTGGGTAACTTGACCGGCCCCAAGGCCGCGTCGTACATTGCTGACCACGAAAACTTGACGTTGAAGAAATGAGAATACCGACAGACAATACAGAACGGGAGATTTTCTATCGTCAACTGATAGAGAAATGCCTCGTTTCAGTGGAGGAACGCAAGGCTGATTACGCCTCTCTGCGTTCCCTGTTCCTGTTCGGTGCAGGGCCGGATGAACCTCCGGCTCTGTTCAACAAGATTTTTCCCCATATCGACACCCTGACCAGTTTCCTGTACTCAGCGGAAACCACTAGGTTCAGCATAAATCTAGGTGCCTCTGTTCATGAATCTGAGCAAATCAAAGGCCCGGTACTGACTTCGGCACTTAATGACGAGTGGCTTAACTCAAACGCCGATCAGGTTTTCAGTTCCGCGCTGAATTGGGCGCTTGTTTACAACACGACATACATTAAGCTCGTGGTAAACAACGGTATCCACCCGTACATGGTTGAGCCGGGCTGCGTCGGGGTGCTTCGAGAGGATATTCCCTACACCGACCGGCAGGAAGCCATCGTCCAGACCTACTACATCACGAAATCCGAGCTGTATTCGCGTCTGTACGCCCATCCTAAGCGGGAAAGCATTGTCAGCAAGCTCTCAGCAGCCGTCCATGTCCGCACTGAAGATGTGCCAAATGGGTTAGATCGCATCATCATGTCCTCGTCATCGCCTGAAATGACCGGCAATGTGAACATGGATCTGTACGGTTACAACCGATACAAGGCAACGGTAGTCGAAGATACGGTCAAAATGTACGAATTGTGGGTCTGGAACGACGAAATCAACGATTATCAGTGCGTCACAATGGCTGACCCTGATGTTTTCATCTATGACAGACCCGGCGGCACCCTGTTCCTGAAAGGCGAGCTGCCTTTTGTGCAGATTTGCCCGAATCCGCAGTACGATTACTACTGGGGACTGTCCGAAGTGCAGCGTTTGATGTATTTGCAGAAACTGCGCAACAATCGCATGTCTGAAATACTCGATTTGCTGGCAAAACAGGTCAATCCACCCACTGCGTTGGCTGGATACATGGGTATTCTGGACGAAAAGAACTTTGCCCTGAATCGTGCAGGCGGTTTGCTGTCCTCAGACATGCCCAATGCGAAGGCTGACCGGCTTGCACCAGAGATGCCGCAGTCGTTATTCGAGGTAATCCACGAAATCGACGCGATGTTTGAAGAAGCATCGGGTATTTCAGCTATTTTGTCTGGTCGTGGTGAACAAGGCGTGCGTTCGGCAGGCCATGCAAGCCAGTTGGCTCGTTTAGGTTCCTCCCGCGCCAAGAAACGTGCGCTGGTGGTCGAAGATGCGTTGGAAAAGGTCGCTACGCTGTATCTGAAGCTGATGCAGGTGTATGACCCGACGCATTTCACAGATGAAGCCGGAAATCGGTTCATTGCAGAACAATTCACACGCGATTACGTGGTAAAGGTGGATGCGCACAGCAATAGCCCGATCTTTACAGAGGATTTGAAGTCGCTGGCGTTCAACCTGTTCAAGACTCAGGCTATCGACAAGGAAAGCCTGATTGATCTGCTTGAGCCGCCGATGAAACAGTTGCTGATTCAGAAGCTGAAGAAGCGCGAAAAGCAGCAGGCGCAGCAGCCTCAACCACAGGAAAAGCCAAAGGGCGAAGGTAAGAAGCCAGACATTAAGGCGGTGCAATAATGGCGGCTTCACCGAAAAACATTCAGCCCAAAGCAGACCAGCCTAGAGTGACTACAGAGTCGCTCAATCGGGCTGATAAGTCGCCTGCCTTGCAATATAAAATTAGCAGTGGTAGAAATTCAATCAGAGTACCGAGGAAGGGTTCACGAACTCTTGATCGGCGCTAAAGCTAATCCCGCTTGGGATTGAGGGTCTGGCTGACTTCCCATCTAAGTTGGCCCTGCATGTGGAGATAATCAACATGGCACGCAAAGCACGAAAGGGCCGCAAGTCCCGCAAGTAATAGTTGCTCGTAAGAGCTTCTAGTTTGCCTGCGGGGGCGGGCAATAAAATATAAAAGCCCCCTTTAGTTTTACGAGTTTTGTTTGAGAGAAGTTATGGCAATGCCGAATGACAAAATGATGGAAATGCTTGCGCAGCAGCAGGGCGGTAAGACCGCACCTCCGATGCAGGCTCCCGCGTCTCCGTCTATGTCAGATGCCTCAACTGGCCCCATGTCAGCCCCCATGTCGACACCTGAACCCAAGATGGGCAATCGTGAAGGCGCAATGGTCAGTCTGTCTACCGCGATGGACTTAATTGAGCAGGCATTGCCTGCTCTTGGCAGCGAATCACCTGAAGGTCAAAAGGTTGTGTCGGCATTGCGTTCGTTAGCCGGTGTGATTGGCCCTAAGAAGGGCAAGACCAACGAACTTCAGACAAACGAGATTCTTCAGATGCTTCAATCGCTCCCTCAAGCCGGTGGAGCGACACCCGAAGGAATGGCGATGGCTCAAGGCCCTGCGCCCGGAACTCCTCCGATGGGTGCTGGAGCTGGCGGTATGCCACCTCAGCCCGGAATGCCTTCATGAAAAAGTCTATTGCTGAACGGTTTTGGCTCAAAGTAGCAAGCGCAAGCACTGGTTGCCACCAGTGGACAGCGTGCAAAAACCGTTTTGGCTATGGAAAAATTAGCGATGGTAAAAATAAGTGGATGCTTGCTCACCGCTGGGCGTGGGAAAGCAAAAACGGCCCTATTCCAGAAGGAAAGCTGTTGCTACATACTTGCGACAATCCTTCATGTGTAAATGTTGAACATTTATACTTGGGTTCATATAAAGATAATGCTCAAGATAGAGAAACCAGAGGCCGAAGCAATCATGCTTTTGGTCATCGGCATGGGAAGGCAAAGTTAATTGCTTCTTATGTGCTTGAGATACGCGATTTATTTGACACTGGTAGATATTCCTTCCGTCAACTTGGAAAAATCTACGGCGTTGATGGAAAATGTGTAGCAGACATAGTTGACAGAAAAATTTGGGCACATGTTGCCTAAAGGAGAATCCTTTGGAACTTTTTAAACCTCGTGGCGCTTCCAAGATCAGAAACGCAACCACTGACCAGCAGCAGAATGGTCAGATTTACAATCCTCCTCGTTTTGCTCACCTCGGTGGGTTTTCCGGCGCTTCAAAGGCTGGCACCAAGAGCAAGATGGGCGTAGAGAAGCCGGGTGACGGCAAAAAGGTCATCTAAAATGGCGACCAAGCACGCAAAAGTTGCTGCTAAAAAAGCAGCAATGAAGAAAGCAGTTAAGAAAACACTTAAACCCAAAGTAAGGTAATTCCTATGAGCCTTGAGAATCTTGACGACAGCGCCCGCGACGAACTGGCAGCACTTGCTAAAGTACTTGCGGAAAATCCAGCAACCAGAAAAGACTTTCTGCGCATGACCAAGAAGGTCAAGCCGGATATGCCGATTCCTGAGCTTGAGATTGAAGAAGCCACGACCAATGCGGTCAGTGCTGCTTATAAGCGCGTCGACGAGCTTGAGGCTCGGCTTCGGGATAAGGAAGCGATTGAGGATTTGCAGTCTCGCCGCCAGAAGCTGATGAAGAAGGGCGTTCGAGAGGAAGAAATCGAAGAAATTGAGAAGGTAATGCTCGACAAGGGCATTACTAATCATGAGGCCGCAGCAGAGTATTGGTCGTGGATGAAACAAGCCGCTGCCCCAACTCCGACGGGCTACAACCCAAGCGCAATCAAGAAATTTGATTTGGGTAAGTACTGGAAGAATCCAGTTGCTGGTGCGCGTGAAGAAGCATCGCAGGCTTTGGCGGATTTGCGTAGACAGTCATCTGCGCGTCCTATTGGTATTTAACTTTTTCGGAGATAACAAATGGCAATTGGTGGTGGCATAGTTCCGGCAAGCGGCAGTTCGCAATATTACGAACTGACATACGTTACGCGTCGTGCGTTTATTCCAAAGATGGTGGTGCAGATTTACAACAGCACCCCGTTGATGGCTGCGCTGATTGCTAACTCACAACAGGCTTCAGGCGGTGTATCGTCTGTAACCGTTCCTGTTCAGGGTTCACAGTTTGTAAATGCTCAGTGGTCTGACTACTCTGGTTCATTCAACCAGCCTTCAGTCCAGCAGGGTGCTTACAACGCTGAGTTCAACCTGAAGCTGATGATTGCTCCTGTTCCCTTCCTCGGAATGGAAGGCGCAGTTCAGAACGATGCCGCCATTATCCCTCTGATCGAAGCTCGCATGAACGATGCGACAAACGTGATGATGGATGGCATGACCAGTGCGCTGTATGCCACTAGTCAGGCTTCAAATCAGCAGTTCACCCCGCTTTCAAGTGCGGTTTCTGCTACCAACCCTTCGTTGGGTAACTATGGTGGTATTGATAGAACTGCCAATGCTTGGTGGAAAGGCGGTGCCTATGCCGCTGGTAACGTCAATCCAACCCGTCAGAACATGCTTCAGTACATCTCTGGTACTGTTAAGAAGTCTGCTGAAGTGCCGACTTTCGGCGTGTGCGGCTTCGGTACTTGGACGCTGCTGGCTCAGGATTACGTGGGTCAGGAACAGTATGTCATCACTCCGGGTCACGGCTTTGATGGCGATGCTAACGGCCCACAAAGCGGCTTCCGCGCTCTGATGGTTGCCGGTGTGCCAATTTATCCAGACCCGTACTGTCCAGAAGGCACTGTGTACTTCTTGAACACTAACTACCTGTCTCTGTACATCCATGAGCAGGGTTCGTTTGCGTTTACAGGCTTTGAGTCCACTCTACCGAACTGGCAGATTGGTTATGTAGGTGCCGTCCTGATGATTGCAGAAATGGTTTGCACAAAGCCAAAATCATGCACAGCAGTCACCGGCTTTAACAGTATTTCGCTCTAAGGAGAAACCAGAATGTCACTCTCTGCTAATAAAATTTTAATAAGCGGCGTGCCGTCTAATGCGGCTGGTGCTTATTTTCAGCAAACAACTCTTGCTGTTACCACAGCAGGAACTGCCGTCCCTGCCGGTATTTGGACGCTGTACGGTCAGGCTAACATTTCAACTGCCAACGTAACCATTCAGATCAATACCGATGGAGATGGAAACATTTCCAATGCCACATGGATAAATCTGGCTTCAGTTAACACTGCTATTCCAGTTTTTATTTCTGATGGTGTAAACGTACAGGCTAAATGCGCTACATCAAATACAACCATTACGCTGATTGGCAGTAATGGTGGTCAGTCTGTAACCCAGTCTGCCTTTGCTACTAGCTAAGGAGTAGGCCATGTCTAGTGTTGACTCGGTAAGTCAATTTACAGCCGATTCGTTTAGCAATATCCGAATCGGTGTGGTTCGCGGCGTTACTCTGAATACGTCAGGAAATGGCGCAACGACTAACATTACTGTGCCAATTCTGTCCGGCGGCCTGACCAATGGCGGCGGCGTATCAAACAGTGGTGGCATTATTGTTCGGCGTGTGACCGTTCAGAATCCAAGTGGTAGCATTGCTTCTGCAAATATCACAGTATGTCAGTACAACAATTCCACAGGGAATGTTATTACTGCTGCTCAGGCAAGCAGCGTGACTGCTGCTGGCACGTTTCAGGACTTCACAACGGGTGCTAACGTATTTGTGTCAGGTGCCAACACCTCATGCTTGTACGTGACGGTTAACAATGTTTCCGGTAACACCAACACTTGCGACATTACCGTTTGGGGCGATGTAGTTAGTTTCTAAGTCTATGGGTTTTCGATGTCACAAACTTTACAAGGCTACATTACAGAAGTCAGAAGGCTCCTGCATGATGCCAATGCTAATTTCTACAGTGACAGCCAGTTAACCGACTACATCAACTCCGCAAGGCAACGAGTAGTCCGTGATACTGGTTGCCTTAGAACCCTACAAGTAACGCAAGTGCCATGTACCCCCGTCTCAGGGGGTACAAATCCATATTTCTGGACTTCAAACACGACTGTTGCTGCTGGCGACTACCTTGTCAGCAACATCTTTATCTACAAAGTCATTACCGGCGGTGTGACGGGTTCAACCTCACCCCCGTATCCAGCATCATCGGGTGCATACCCGCCGTCTGGATCGTTTACTAACGGCACAGCCACGCTGCAATACGCTGGCCCGTCTGAAATTATCAATTTTGCTGCCCTGCCACAGGGGTCTAACACCCTCGATGTGCTGAACATCAACCTGTACTGGGGCAACACCCGTATTCCTATGCGATATATGGCATGGACTGACTTTAACGCCAGTCTGCGGTACTGGCAGAACTATATTGGCCGTCCCGTTGCGTTTAGCGTGTTTGGTCAGAGCCAGATTTACATTGCGCCGGTGCCGGATCAGGTGTACGCCATTGAGCTTGATACCATCATCATGCCGACCCCGCTGGTATCGACGGAAACCGACCAGATTCAAGAACCATACACCAATCCAGTGAAGTTCTATGCGGCTTACCTTGCCAAGTACTACGAGCAGAGCTTTGGTGAGGCTGAAATCTACAAGCAGGAATACATCAAGCAGGCTCAGTCTGTCTTGGCGACCTCGTTTACCCGCCGTATCCCTAATCCGTATACCTTAGCGTTCTGATTATGGCATCAGCAGAGCAAAAGAAAGCGTATCAAGTCATCAAGCAGTTCAAGGGGCTGAATACTAAGGCCAACCGAACTGCGATTGATGAAGATGAGTTTTCTTGGCTCGAAAATGCCATGCCAATTGGGGCTTCTAACCTCAAAGTTACCCCGACTTACTCGCAAATCGGCTCGTTTACGTTCACTAGCACGGTTGTGGGGCTGTTTGGCTCTAGCATCAACCAGAAAGACTACCTGATCGCCTTTGAGTCTGACGGATCGGCTGAATACGTTGACCTTGGCAGTAATACCAAAGGTACGCTTGCCGCTGCTGGCACCTTTTCAACCGGCACCACGACTCAGTTTCAGGTCTGCGACTGGAAAAACAAATACCTGTGTATTGTTGACCCCGTGAAGGGCTATTTCACATGGGACGGTACCAATCTCGTATTCGTAGGCTCAATAGGACGCATTGGCATCACGAATCCGGGGTCAGGCTATACGGTGGCACCAATCATTACGATTGGCGCTCCTAGCCAAACTGGGGGCGTTCAGGCGACGGCTATCTGTTCAATCACCCAAACGGCAGGGCAGGTCACGGGCTTTACGATCAGTTCAGGCGGTTCTGGATATACAGGCGTTCCTGTAGTGCAAATAGGTGCGGCACCTTATCCCGGAACACAAGCCACGGCTGTTGCGACCATTTCAAGCGGTGCCATTGTTGCTGTTAGCATTGTCAACCCCGGATCTGGTTATACATCAGTTCCAAGCGTGTCATTTACTGGTGGTGGCGGGTCTGGCGCAAACATTGCCGCCATCATTGATACCGGCTCTGTGACTGCGATTGCGGTGACTAATGCGGGGTCTGGCTATACCAGCCCGCCGTCAGTGACGTTCTCCGGCGGTGGTGGCGGGGTCAATGCAGCGGCTACGGCTGAATTACTCACGTTTGCAACCGGCACCCTGACGGTTACGGTTACTTCTGGTGGGTCTGGATATACCAATGCAGCTAACACCGTTGTTAGCATTAGCGGTGACAGCCCGACGACTCCTGCTACCGGCACGGCTATTATTTCCGGCGGTCAGGTGACGCAGGTCATTATGACCAATCACGGGGCTGGCTATACCAATGCGTCTAACGTCACGGTCGGCATTTCGGGTGGTGGTGCCAACGTAAACGCAACTGCAACAGCGGTAGTGTCAACCGACCAAAATACGGGCGTTGCGAGCTTCTCAGGTCGCGTCTGGATTGCGGCAGGCCGGAATGTGTACTACACGGCTCCCTCGTCTGTGAGCGATTTTACGAGCCTTTCAGCCGGTGGCGTGTCACTTTCAGACTCGACCCTGCACGGCAACATTACGCAGATCATTTCTGCTAACAATTTCCTGTATCTGTTCGGGGACGACAGCATCAACGTGATTTCGGATGTGCGCGTCACCACGGCAGGCACGACCATATTCACGAATACCAATATCAGCGCATCGGTGGGGTCAAAGCGACCCTATTCGATATTTCCGTACTTCAGGTCGCTGCTGTTCATGAACGACTACGGCGTGTATGCGTTGGTCGGCTCGACAACGACCAAAGTGAGCGATTCCCTAGACGGGATTTTCCCGTTTATTGACTTTACTGCCCCGATTACGGGCGGTCAGGTGCTGATAAACAACATTTTATGTGCGGCCTTCAACTTCAAATATACCGGCACAGGTGGCGGTGGAGCGTCCAGTAGATACTTGCAGGCCGTCTTTTTTGACAAAAAATGGTTCCTAGCCAGCCAGAAATTCACCTCCGCGGACATGACGTTGATTACGTCATCGCCGGTAGGCGGCAAATCGAATCTTTACGGCTACGAAAGTGGCAAAAAGCTGTACAAACTGTTTTCGGATACTACGTCCAATGTCGCCAGCTACGTCCAGACTGCGCTGCTGCCGATGGGCGACCCGATTCGCACCAAGCAAGCACTGAAATTCGGCATTGAAGCGTCCGAAAATGCCGGATTTCCGCTATACGTCACTGTAGATTCCGAAAGTACGTCCAGCAACACGGTTACGCTTCAGGCTGAAACGCCGGTAGCGTGGTATGCTGATTTTGCTGCAAAATCATGGCAAAACAGCTCTGCGCAGACCGCTGTCTGGGAAACTTCGCCGGGATTGGTGGCTACGCTTGTTGCAAAAGCGACGGCTTATACCGATCCGTATATAGCGGTAGTTGGGTTTGGTACTGACGATTTTTATTATGGAACATTTGGCTCTTTATCTTCAGTTGGGCTAAAAAATTGCACAGTTGTGGGATTTTATGAGCAAATAAGCGGAGCTGCGTCTGTTTGGCTAAATGTTTATTGCCCTGACGGAATAGACCCCACAAGCACTTTTATTGATTCGGTAACATCAAACAGCGTTACATTAAACGCCGCTGATGCCACTTACTATTGGGCATCAGCGTTTGGCACGAACATAGCGACTTGGAATTGGTCTGGAAATCCATTCGGCTTTGCCGATTCTTCTTCATACGACACAACCATTTCCCTGACGGAATATGCAAATATTCCCGTTCAGGTACTGCCGTGGATTTCGCCAATCCCTCAATCTTCAACGAATACGATTCCGTGGCTGAACAACAGCAATGCCGTGATTAACTGGGATGGAAAATACGGATTGACCTATTTCCTGTACAAGTCCGATGCCCAGATGTGGGGTAAATACATCGGATTGACTGCGCAGGCTAATTCTGCCGCATTGGTTTACAATACATTTGAATTTGAGCATGAGCTGAGAACGAGGTTCTAATGTCGGTTCCATACACATTTGCATCTGCAACACAGGCACTTCCGTTATCAGAACTGGATGCGAACTTTACATACGTGACAAATTTGATTGCTACCGATAGCGTCAATTACGTTTATGTTTCGGCTTTTGCAACAGGCGGTAGCGGCACCACAGCAGACCCGTGGACTGGCTGGGATACGGCTATCACTTGGGCATCTGCAAGTCATAATCAATACAATTTTTGCGATGGATATTTTGCATATTCAACTACCATCACTATTCCGCAAGGTGTAAATTGGTTTGGATTTGTTACCTCCGCTGGTACGGTTATTCAATATAACGGCACTGGGCTGGCGATGGATATAGGGGGGACGGGTAATTCTGTAGGGAATCAAGGATTCAACATCAACATTGCCACGTTTAGCGGAAACGCATCTGCTACTGGCGGCGTACGTTGCAGGCAGCTAACTCGATCTGAAGTTACAATTAACTTTCTCAATTTCCCAAGCACTGCGGTTTGCATGTATGAAGGATCATCCGTCCTCGTTACATACAAGCTAAAGGGGTCTGGTGGCGCGTCGTTACTGCAAACAGTTGGTATTCAAGTTCCGACGCTGTGGCAAAACTCGTCTGGAAACATCTACTTTTTGCAGGCCGAAAGTACTTCAGATTGGGGGGTTGTTGTAAATGGGTCGCAAAACAGCATTTTTTATGTGCTGACGGCTGAAAATTGCAAGGGCGGCTTACTTTTGGCTCCATCAAACGACGGTAACCAAGTTGTAAACATGAATGCTTTTTACCTTCAGGACTTTGAATCTAATAACCTGTCCTCTGCCGCCGGGTATTATGATCTATACGTTAAAGATTCAACTCCAAACGCAAGAACTGCTCTTCAAAATAGCTTTTTTGGTGGGTACTTAACCAGCGCGGTTGGCAGCAAAATACAAGGTAATTACAACACTTTTTACGGCACCGCTTTCGGTACAGTGTACGAAAACGGGCAGCAAAACAGCTACATAAACGGGTACGCATCTGCTGCTTTTAATGATTCTGGAATAGGCACCACTCAATTCCAGTTTTTAAATTTAGGCGCTGGCGCAATTCAATACAAATTGCCATACATGAACAAGAACGGCGCTGGTGCGCCTACCGCAGTCGTTCCTTCCTATATAGGTCAGGTATATATAAATTATAGTTTAAATGACATTTATATTGCTTGGGGGACAAGCGCCGGAAACTGGACAAAGGTTAACTAAATGACCGTATCACTTTCACTTTTCACTGACTCCGTTTGCGTTGCTTGGAGGCCGTTCTAATGTCACCTACTAATCCCCTCTCAGGTAACTTCTAATGGCCGGTTCACATTACCCAATCGGCGTTATTGATGTCCAGTGAGTATAACCATGTCAATCAACACATTTAACGACAAGACTTCGCCGCTTCAGTTATCGCAACTGGACGAGAACTTTGCTACGCCGATAACGATTGGTACAACGCAGGTTGCGCTTGGCGGGACTGTAGCCGACCTTGCTGGTGTGACGATCAACGGTGTGCCTATGAAGGTATCAAGCACTTCAATGATTGTCGGTGGCTCGACAGTGACGGGTATACAAAATGTGCTGTTTGGTTATGGTGCCGGTGGTAGCCAAACTGGGTCAAGCAATACGATCATCGGATACTTTGCGGGCATTACGGCATCTGGCTCAAACAACATCTACATTGGATCAACAGCCGGATTTTCGATGACTTCTGGATCATCCAATACGCTTATTGGTGGGTTTTTAGGTCAATACGGCTCATTTGACCTGCGCACATTGAGTAATAACATCGTTTTGTCTGACGGCAGCGGCAACCCACGCAGCTACATAGACAATACCGGCAAGCACGGATACTGCGCTACAACCGGCAGCACAGTTACGCAGATAACGGACAGAACGACGGGTGTGACAATCAACACTCCTACCGGCACGATACAGCTTGTCAGCGCAGCCGGTACAACTACGCCATTTACGTTTGTTGTTACAAACTCAAGCATTGGCGCAAACGATTGCGTAATTGTCACGCAGCAGACGGGTTCAAATAGCTACCTCGCTTACACGAAATCATCAGCGGGGTCGTTCAAGGTTACGATTGAATCCAGAGTCGGCACGGCAACAGAAGCGCCGGTATTCAACTTCGTTACATACCGTGGCTCAACGAATTAAGAGATAGATATGTTAAAGACAGCATCGGGATTGGGTTCTGGAACAGTAGTAAGCTCAGTTGGGTTTAATTCCTCGTATGCGCCGCTAACAGTTGCGGCTATCGGTGATTCATTTGTATCAAAAATGACAACCACTGACTTGAACGGTGGATCAACCGTTCCAACCCCAACAACAATACAAAATAGCTATTTGAATGGTACTAATGCTGGAACAATGGGCGCTCACACCATGTTTAGCCCTCTGCTTCATGGCGCATTAAGGTCTGGATATGCTTGGTCGATGTTTGAATATACTGCTGGATGTAGCGGAGCCACGTCAGCAACAATTTGTGATCCAGCTAATTCAGTTAGTTGCTTAAATGCGCTATACGGATTTCAAACGTATTTGAAAAATACTTTTGGTTTGTCAACATCTTACGGCAAGCCAGATATGTGCTTGGTTCTTGCTGGAACCAATGATTTTGGTAGCTTCATTTCTATTTCACAAACTCTTGCAAACATAGAAAAGGCGTATGTTTCGTTGCTTTCCAACAACATTATTCCGATAGCTTGGACGGTTACGCCAAACCAGCTTGCGCCTACGCAAATACAGAGCCTGAATCAAGGCATTATCAGACTTGCTGTTAAATACAACTTGCCGCTTTGTGACGCATATTCAGCAGTAGCAAGCGGTTCTACTGGATTATGGGCATCTACTACATATCAATTTGGCACAAATGATTTACATTTAAGTGCGATTGGCGCGGGTTTGGTTGGGTATGCTCTTAATCAGGGAATCATTGCTTATTTGAGACAAGAAAATCGTCTTGTATCCGTTACGTCTGACATTGGGTCAGTCGCATCCCTTACCAAAACAAACTCAGGAAGCGGATACACAAACGGAAGCTATTACAATGTTTCTTTGACGGGTGGCACGGGGTCTGGCGCAAAAGGAACTATTGATATAATAGGCGGGTCAGTTGCTACTGTTGACATTAACTATGGTGGAACTGGCTATGTCAATGGCGATGTTTTAAGTGTTGCCGCCGGTAGCGTTGGCGGCACTGGATCTGGATTCACTGCAACTGTAACCACAAATATCAATTACAACCTAGACCCAAATTTTACAAATTTTGCTGGAACTATTAACACCGTATCATCTTACTCTAACCAGTGGGATACCCCCGGCACGACAGCCATGTCCACCATTATCAGCCCATCAACTGGAACTGAAAACGGGACAGGCAAAACACCATACGTGCCAACTCCTGCAATTCTTGCGGGCTTAAACGCGCAAAATTATTGCGGCAACGCATGGCAGTTAAAGGGCGACGGAACACATACCTACAATGGTGGTTCGTATAACGTAGTAACAAATACCGGCGATAGGATGCTGTTGAGGTTTCAGGTGAAGTGGCAACCTAATTTGGCAAACGGCACTCTTGCTGATTTCAGGCTTGCCTGCTGGAATGGTAGCGGCTCATACACAGGATTGTCTGGTATTGCGCAATCAAGTTTTGTTTCTAAAAACATGACATGCCCAATCGGAGGGGAAACAAATTACCCAGCAGGGCAGTTTTATCAGATATTTACAATCAGGTCTGGCGGCAACAAGTTTGCTAACTTTTTAAGGTTAGATTTTGGAAACACATCGGGAATTTTTAGCCCGCCGTCAGCCACAGATTATTTAACCATTGCCAACGTGCAGTTAATCAACTTAACGCAGCAAGGCTTGGCATAACAGGAACCAACATGAGTACAAACGCTTTCACGCCACTTGGCAACACATCATCCTTCACGGCAAGCACGACTGCGCCTAATCCCGTTCAGGTTGCGCCGTATTCAACGATTGCGGGTGCAAATCAGTACCGCATCATCAATACGGGTACAGTGGTCGTGTTCCTCGGCATCGGCATCAGCTCTGCTGCTGCAAACACCGCCGCAACTTCGACTATGCCGGGGCCAGCGATTCCGCTGCTGCCCGGCACTGACGAAATCCTGACGTTTGCGCCGAACGCATACTTTACGGGCGTGACCACATCGGGCACTGCTCAGGTGTACATCTCTCCGGGTGACGGGATGTGATCGGTATTCAGCCATGTCACTACGAGGTAATAAAATAATGGAATGGCGTGATTTAGATTCGGTTTTTGGAATCATTTTTACTGCTGGTGCAGCGGCATGGGGATGGGTAATGAGCATGATTGGCGACCTGCGACGTGAACATCGTGAGGATATTGCGGAGCTGCGTGCAAGGAAAGACGATGACCATTCAGCTATTTTTGACGCAATCAGCAAAGACAGAACGGAGATTCTTACCAGAATCAACGAGATTGCTGATAAGTCAGAGCATCGTCATTCAGAAATACTGAAGCTGATAATGGATAAGGTTAAGTAATGGATATGGACGCGCTAAGTATTGTGAAATACGGGGACAATGAGTCCCTGAGCGCGTTTCTATTTGAGAATGGTTTGCAACACAAGCTGTTTCAAGAGACATTGATGGATAAGGGCATACAGGTGCCGGTGTTCCCGCTTATGGATGCCGATACGTCCAATCTGGACGATTGGCTACTTGCGCATCAGGTCGAGCATCAGGCGTATGCGGCATTGTTAGACCTGAACAATCCCGTCAATATGCTGGATGTGGACTTTAATAACGAGTCCGATTTCTATGACTGGATTGCCAGTCATTTGTACATTCATGAACAAATAGCCGCCTCACTGGAGCTGACATGAAAGCTAATGTGATGGACACCATTCAGGGCAAGCTACCTTCGCAAGCAAAGCAGATGAGCGTCATAGACGTTCTGAAAGACTTTGCTGCCAAGAACATTCCACCGGCTGAAAGGGATGGGTTTTTGGGGACGATAAATGCAATTTGTTCTTTTCCAAATGTTACTCTGATCCACATAAACAACAGTGTATTTTTTACTATTAAGAACAGCAATAATACAGTTGAGTTTCAGATTATTAGCACAGAGGATGGGGACTCTGTTGCTAATAACATTATGGGATACATGAAATTCTTAAAAAACCAGAATGTTAAGACTGCAATAGTTAAGACCAATTCTGGTGAGATGGTGACTTTTCTAAAAGCACTGCCGTTAAAGATGAATGTTTCACAAGGAACAAAAGTGGGCGGCGGTGTTGCTAGACCTATTTACATCATTCAAATTGAAGTAGGTGGCAAAGCATGAGCTGGCTTTCAAAAGCATGGAGTGATGTTAAACACGCGGTAACTGACATCAGAGACGTTGTCGAAGCCCCTATTGCTGCAATTTCTAGCGGCGTTGCCAGCAAAGGAGCAACAAGTCTGGCAAAGCATACTGGTCAAGTATTAAGCAGGGCTACGGGGATACATAACTGGAATGATTATCGTGACTACGTGGAATCAAACGCCGTTGTTATGGGTAACTTTTTTTTCCCTGGATCGTCTCTTGTTACATCTCGGTTGGTTAGTAAAGGCGCACAGGAAAGTTTACAAAAACCTGAATACATAATAGCCAATTTGGCTGCTGGCTATCAGGGAACCCAAGCTGGGCAAGGTGCCGATATGTTTGGTGCTCAATCTGCTGGGAAAGCAGTTGGTAACATTACAAACAGCACAGTTGCCGCAAGCGCAACCACTGGTGCGGTTCAAGGGGCCGGATATGGTGCTGCTGAAGCAGCGGCATCAGGCCAAAACATCGGCAAGGGCGCACTTAAAGGCGGTGTGTCTGGCGGTGTTGCGGCTGGTGTTACAACCGCTTTGATGGGGCCTGCTGGACAGCCGATGACTTCTCCATCATCGACAGGCGTTAGCACATATCGAGGTTGGCAAGTGCCGGAAGCCCTTCAGACCGGCGCATCCTCATTAGGTCAGGGCGCAGCTCAAGGAATTGGCACGTTTGCGGGTCAAGAAGCTATTGGGAAAACTGCCGGTGAATCCGCACGGGCTGGATTGGCTTCAGGTGCGGCACGGGCATTGTTTCCAACCCCACAGCAGTATGTGGGGCAAGATGGCAAGACCGTGGGCAAAGATACGTCCGGCTTTGAAAGACAGGCCACAAGTCAGGCATTATCGCAGTTTCTGGCACCGAAAGACACGGGCGGCAATTACCAGCCTAGCTCTGGTGCGGCCTCGACTGTCCTGAGTGCGACGCAGCAGGTGAGTCCGAGTTCAGCCGCGCTTGCGCAGGCTTTGCGGGTTGGCGACGCTGGTGGCCCGATATTCGGGTCAGAAGGCGAGGACAAGAAGAAGAAGGGGGCTTGGAACTTAGAATCGTTGCGGTATATGGGTTAGGTGCGAAATGGCTAAATTATCAAAAGCATTGAAAACAGAACTTGGCGACCTGAGCCAGATAGCGCAACTTTTGCAGAAAAAGGGGCGTGGCAAAGACACTGTGCTGGCTCACATTACGCCGAAAGAGGCGAAGCTGCTTAAAGCCCGTGGTGGTCGTGGTAGCCGCAACCCTGATACCGGCCTGCTTGAGTTTGAAGGCGGGGATATGGGGATTTCGCAAGACGAAGCCCCTGCTGGTGGCATGACCCCAGAATCATTCGACATACAACAGCAGCCCAGTCAGCAGGATCAAGCTCTTGCGGGCAATATGACTCCAGAGACCTTCGATATACAGCAGCAATACAGCCAGCCTCAGCAGACCGCTGCCCCCGCTATTGCGCCTGCCGGAACCACGCAATTACCGGCAACCGTTACCCCCGCTGCATTTGCGCCAGCATCAGCGGCAACAGCCGCTAATCAGGCTGGTGGCATTACGGCTGACAATGTTCAGCCGCAGGCTAAAACGTCAGTGGGCGATGCCCTAGAAAAGTTCTTGGGCAGCAATTATGCAAAATTCGGGTTGCAGGCCGGTCTTGGCTATCTCGGCAGTCAAAAGGGCAAGCAGGCCGCTAACCAGATGCAGCAGTATGCGCAGCAACAGCAGCAAATGGCTCAACCGTACCAGACCGCAGGCCGGAACATGGTCGGTGCTGCTTCCCGTGGCGAACTGACCCCACAGTCGCTACAAGCGTATCAGGCGGCGCAGGCTCAACTTGCGCAGGCATCCGAGGCTAGGGGCGGGGTCGGCGCAGAACAGGCTGCAACGCAATTAGAATCGTTTAGACAGCAATTATTGCAGCAGCAGTACAGTTATGGCCTGCAAGTCGCTAACATTGGCGACAATATCGCTGTTGGCGCGATCCAGACGGGTATGCAGGCAGATCAGATGGTCAACCAAGCTACGATGAATTTCTACCAGATGCTAGGTCAGTTTGCTGCGCCTACCTATACGCAGGGTAAATAATCATGGCGACACCAATGATGTTCGGCGGTCTTTTGGGAAACGAATCTCCGCTGTTTGCTAGCAAACCTCCAAAAGCTGCTGCTCCGGCAGCTCCCGTAGCTGCTGCGCCGAAGCCAGTAGCCGTTGCCAAGCCATCGGCTCAGGTATCTACACCCAAGCCGCAAACAGAAGATGAACGGCTGTCTGCTGCTTATGAAGCGGCTAACAGGGCTGCGGTGGGCGCTCAAGCCGCTGAAACCGAACAAGACCTGAAAGCCAAGCAAGCCGCTGCTTTGGAATCCAGAAAGTCTATTGGCAGGTCAAAGGCTCTTATGGATCAGGCTGACCGCGATACGTGGGCTGAACCTGCGTTCAACCCGACCAAGAATCAGCCGATGGAGATTGGCAAGATTTTCAGCCTGATTGCAACGATGGGCGTAATGTCCGGCGGCGGTGGCAAGATGGGCGCAATGCAGGCCATGAACGCCATGACGGGTATGCTCAAGGGCTATCAGGCTGGCGACCAAGAAGCGTATGAACGGGCTAAGGTCGAATACGATGAAGGCATGAAAACGATTCAGGCTCACAATGCGCAGATATTGAAGCACCTTGAAACCGCTCTGTCTCTCGAAGCGACTGACAGAGAGGCCGCTATGGTTGAGACGGATTTGGCCTCCCGTCTGGCAGGTCAAAGCAGCGTTATTGCCGCTAACCTGAACAAGGGCAATACAGCGGGTGCGCTTGAAGTAATAAAGGGTTCAATAGCCAATACTAGAGAAGTTGAAAAGATTAAGCTGCAAGCTCAAATAGCGGCAGACAGGGAAGCGGCTGCATATCAGCGTGCTGTTGATGTTGCGAACATTAGATTGCAGGGAACTGCGGCTCATTCTGGCGAACAAGTTAAAACACTAAACGAGCAGCTTGGAACGAATTTCAACGCAACCCAAGCGGCTCAGGTGAATGATTCGGCAGAAGCCATAGCCGAAGCCAGCGAAATACAAGAAATTGTTAGAAAAGACCCAAGTATTGTTGGTCGAGAGGGTCAGGTTAAACAGTTTGTAGACCGATACATTAGCTCTGCTGTTACCGGCACTCCGGCTCCAGCAGATAATGAATTGGCTGCTTCAAACGATCCAGATGCACAAAAAGCACTTGTGTTTGCAAAGCGGTACGCCTCGTATTTGATTAAATACGAAAGGTCGCTTGTTGGCGGAGGTAACAAGAATTTCACTGTAAACCTACAAACCAGATGGAATAATTTGCTTTCACAAAATCAATTTAGTGCTGAAGGACTTCACAATGTTCTGGAAGAACAAAAGCGTGATGTTGCTTCAAATGCAGCCAAGTTATCGCCAAAGATAACGGGTAATTATTTGGTAAATCTTGGCAAAGACATAAAGTCACGAGCCGCTTATGGATCAACGGCTCAATATACCGGCTCTGGAACCGCTGATGACCCGATAATAATTCCTGAGTGAAGCCATGCCAGTTTATCAATACAAAGGGAAACACTATTCCCTCAATGAAACCGATCCTGAAAAGGCAGCGACAAAGATAAAAGGCTTTGTTGGCGATGGCGGCTCACCTGAAGTATCCGCACCAAAAGAGCCTACGTCTGCGCCAAAGGCTTACGGCAAAGCATTGGCTGAAGAAGCTGCGCCTTCTGCTGCTGGCACATGGGCTGGAACGGTAGCGGGCGCAAAACTTGGTATGAAAGCCCCCGGAATAACCAAACTTGTTGCCACGCCTATTGCGGCAATAGTTGGCGGTGGAATGGGTTATTACGCTGCTAAAAAAGCACAAGAAAAAGCACTTGAACAAGTTCCTGAGTCCGTAAAGGAAAAGGTCGGCTTTGATAAAGAGCAACGTGCTAGAGAGGCAAAAGAACAGCCTACGGCTACTTTGCTTGGTAAAGCGACACCAGATATTGTTGGTCTTGGTACTTTAGGCTACAAGGGAGTGAGGGGGCTTGCTTCAATGCTCAAGTCTCCCGCTGCTATTGCCGATGTATCAGATTTGTCAGAGGTTGGCGAAAAAGGATACAAAGTGCTGACAGACAAAGCGGCAAAGTTACATGCCGCACGAAGCGAAGAAGCTAACAAGCTATATGACGCTGCATTTGAATCAGCCAGAGACGCTCAAGCGGCTGGTACTCCTTTTGCCACATCTGCTCAAGGCCGTGCCTTATTAGCAGACCTTGAAAAGGAAAAAACCATTCTTGCCGGAAACAAAGAATTTTCCAAAGGACAGGAAAAGATTGAAGGTATCAACAGGCTTATCAATGCCCTTAAGGGAACAACGACCGGCGGTTACAAAAGAGTTTCCGCTGAATTGCCACGGGGCAAGATTTACAAAGAAACCGGCACTGCGCCAAAGACTACGGAAAAAGACATTGAGGCCGTGGTTGAAGAATTGCGCTTCTTGAGAGACGTTGACGCAAAGGGCAAGCCATACGAGGCTTATGCAGGCTTGAGTGCAAACTACAAGCGAGACTTGATTTCAAAGCTGGAAAACTCTTTGTATAACTGGAACAAAGATTACAAGGCCGCTGACGAAGCGTACAAAGCCGCATCAAGAAAGCTCGATCCTTTCAAGACCGAGTTAATGCAATCTGCATTGCGTGGTGAAAAGTTCAATCCTAAAGACTTGGTTGCCTCGCCCGAACAATTTGGCGGCAAGTTCTTTTCAAGCAAAGGCGCAGTTCAGAACTTGAAGCAGGTTGTTAATGACGATGCCGAAGTTTCAAATTTAGGCAAAGAATACGTTGCAACTATCTTGTCGAATAAAACCCCTGACCAAATAAAAGCATGGGCATTTCATCCTGAAAATACCGGCTGGTTAAGAGAAGCCGGTATTATTGATGATGTTCAAAAGTATGCGACTCAGGCGGCAAGCGTAGAGAAAAAGCAGAAGATATTGGAAAAGCTAGGTTATGCAACCGCTGGTGGTGCTGCCATAGGCGCATTTGGGTCGCCGTTGTATTACGGGATAAGACGAACTTTCGGTCTGTAATGGGGAAGAATAATGGCTAAGAAATCCAAAGGCGTAAGCACTGATCTGGAACGCGCAATCGCTGAGATGCTGCATCAGGTCATGAAAGACCCTGAAGCGTCCATAACGGACAAAACGAAAGTGATCGACCGCGCTCTTAATCTTGAAAAGATTAAGCTCAAGATTAGCGACGAGGAGTGGGGTAGCGGGTTTGCAGTTGATGAGGATGAGGAATAGGGACATAATCGCCTCACTGATACTTAGAGGTGATTATGGACGCTGTTGCATTGATTAAATTGGCGTTGCGGGTTTTGACTGAACGCTTGATTTCGATATTGAGCCTGATTATGTCGTTTGTGCTTGCCATCTGGGTAATGCTCGGCAAAGACTGGGTTCAAGTATTGGCACTGACGATATTTGTTGTATTCAGCCATTTGATGACCAAACGAGACGACCATGAAAGAGCCAGAGAAGCATCGCAGACCGAATGAATGTAACCAGCAGACTTCGCGGGCAACCAGACCGCCGCTGCCTAGAGATACGAGTTCAAACGGTCAAAACCGCTTGAATGGCAAGCTACCAGCCGGTTTCATCGCCGTCTGGGATTACGGTAACGGTCGCCAGACCAAAAAGTCGCCTACTACGGGCGGCGGTAAAAAGGTGATCTAATGGCGCGTGAAGCTGCATTTCAGCCGATGGGTTTGACGTACAAGGCTAATGTCACAACGTCCAGCCAACAGGTAACGATTACCCCTAGTGCGCCGTGCAGTCAGCTTTGTGTAGCTAATCACCAGCCTACGGACGGCACGGGTCAGCCGGTTTATTTCCGCATTAGCGCCAATATCAGCGATACCGCAACCGTCCCTACAAACGGTTCCCCTCAAAGCTGTCTGGTATCCGTTCCCGGAACGATCAAGGTGTTTACGATGCCGGGTCAGGCATCGCCTACCGCCCCGATGTACGTCACTTTCATCGGTGAAGGTGGTACGCCAGAGTGCTACTTTACGCCGGGTGAGGGTATCTAAATGGATTTCAACACTGCATTTGAAAAACTATTGCAGTTTGAAGGCGGGTTTGTAAATAACCCGAAAGACCCCGGTGGTGCGACCAATTTCGGCATCACCCAAGTCGAAGCGCGGTCTCACGGCTACACCGGCGACATGCAAGACCTGCCGGTCGGTACGGCGAGGGCAATTTACCAGACGGACTACTGGAACCTGATGCTGTGCGACAATCTGCCGGATCCACTGAAGTACCCCGTATTTGATGCGGCGGTCAATAACGGGTTAGGGAATGCACGTAGATGGCTACTGCTAGCAGAGCAGGGTGACGGTACCCCGCAGCAGCAGGTAGCGCGATTTTGCGGCTACCGGCTAAAATACTACGCAAGCCTACCTACTTGGCCTGTTTTCGGACATGGCTGGGTCAATCGTGTTAGCTCTATTCTGATTATGTGAGGACGTATGCCATTTGATCCCGTCACCGCTGCGCTTGATATTGGCAGCAAAATCATCGACAAAATCTGGCCTGATCCGGCGCAAGCCAATGCCGCAAAGCTGGAACTGCTCAAGATGCAGCAATCTGGCGAGCTGGCTCAACTCACGGCAAATACCGACATTGCCAAGGGGCAGATGGCGATTAACCAAACAGAGGCCGTTAACGTCAATTGGTTCGTTTCTGGTGCGCGTCCGTTCATCATGTGGGGATGTGGCGTGGCAATGCTCTATGCCGCCATATTCGAGCCTATAATGCGTTTTGTGGCTATGGTGGTGTACAAGTATCAAGGCCCATTTCCTGTGATAGACACGATGCTTACAACTCAAGTCCTGCTTGGTCTTTTGGGGCTCGGCACTATGCGTACCTACGAAAAGAAAAACGGGGTTGCGCGGTCATGAATACCGAAAACCTGTACGCCTACAAGTTTTTGATCGCTCTTGACAGGTTCGCCGGTGCGCTACTGTTCCGCGATCCGAACACTACGATCAGTTCCGAGTGCGGCCTTGAGCTGAGAATGACTGATCCGGCGTGGTGGGCTATCCTGATCGGCAAATGGTTCTTGAACCGCTTCTGGCCTAACCATTGTGAACGCGCTATCAGGTATGATGCCTATATTGCGTGGTGTACGGTCAATGCCCTCGGATTTGACTGTCCTGAACCCGTGCAGAGACCCGTCCATGCACCATGAACTGTACGAAATTGTTAACGACTCCAATCAACGCCTACTTACCAAAATCGAGGCCCTCATGTCTGCCATTACACAAGTTATTTCTGAAATCGCTACCAAGGTCACCGCGCTTGAAGCAAAGATTACCGACAGTCAAAACCAAGTGACTGACCTGCAAAATCAACTGTCCGCTGCTCAGGCTGCGCTGGCTACAGCACAGGCCAACGCATTTGATCCTGCCGATGTTCAGGCATTGAACGATTTGCTAGCAAAAATCGCTTAACAAAGCGGTGGCACTGAACCCGCGCCAGAGGCGGGTTCATTTCACTTCACCTTTTTCAGAGCAGCAACGGCATTGTTTTGACATCCATCCCAGTCAACGCCGGACAAATCGCCATGCGTTAACCGAATGTAGTGCCACCCAAACAGTATGTCAGATAGCGCACCCCTCAACCTCTCAATCTCCGCAGCCTGATGTGCGACTTGCGTTTTAAAACATTTCAAAGTCCGATGATCTGGCATCCCTTTGATTGAGCCGCACAGATAATATAAGTTTGAATGGAACGTATCCTGTTCAGCCCCGCAGTGGGGGCAGGTTTCGTTAGTGGTCATTTCATTGTGTATCAAACCAGCTAGCCTCTTGAGGCACCAAGCCGCCTTCAAACAAATAGCTGCCCAGATGCGCTAATTGCACCCACGGAGCCGCATACACCTTGATGCCATTGGCTCTCGCCACATGGCAAAAGTGATAATCCTCGGACAGCAGCACGTTTGTAGCGGGGTCAATACTGGTCGCAAAGTATTCCTTAATCAGATTCGGTTTTGGCGCGTTAACAAGCGCATTCTCGGATTGCGCATAATCTTCACTTTCATAATAGTCTACGTTTACGGTTCCTACGTTGTTTGTGTAGGCTGGCACTTTGTCAGCCAGTTTTTCAAACACTTCGCGCTTGATAAGCATAAAGCCCGTGCCGCCTGCCCATATTTCGATTGGCTCAAATGCGGGAACTGTTACTGAACCCTGATAATCGACCAGATTCACAACCAGCGACCCCGTACAGGTCTTTAGTTTATCGACCGGCACACCTGTATCAACACCTTCCTTGACCCCTTTCCAGTTGATTTCCTTCTTCGGGTAAATGCCGCAGATAATGTCCTTATCGACAGCCAGCATGTGCAGGATTTGCTCTGCAATGAACTTAATATCAGCGTCAATGAAGAACAGATGCGTCGCATCGGTTTTCAGGAACTGATCTACAAGTCCGTTTCTGGCTCGCTGGATCAGCGATTCATTGAACATGAAGCTAAACGTGCAGGAAATGCCTTCCTGACCCATTACTTTCTGCATCGTGACGATGCTTTGTGTATAGAACCCCGTACACATGCCGCCGTACATCGGCGTGGCAATAAACAGATGCGGTTTGCTCATGATTACCTCGTTTTGACGTTAGAAGAAGTCACCAAAGCGTCGTGCGCTTGGCTGACTTCGGAAAGAATACAATAGAAAATACAGAAAAATCCATAGCTTCATCCGGCGTTATACGTTCGCCGTTTATCAATACGCCGCCCTGTACAACGTGACGACGCAATTCGCTATTACTCATGGCTTTGCCGGGCTGCTCGATGCTCATTGGCAACGCAGGTCGCAGCGCATTCAGGAATTGAAGTGAGTTCATAAACCCTCGTCATTAGGTAGGTGCCGGATGCTGGTTACCCTGTCCGGCGCAGGTTCCTAACGCTGTGCATGGGGGGACATGCACTCACGAACCAACTACGTGGAGGTTTTATCCTCTATTGTCTCAATCGTGACATAGATTGCACCGTGGCGTACAGGCTCACCACGTTGAATCTGCAAAAAGTCGATCTGCCAGTCATCATCGTACACCCGTGCTTCCTGCAACGCATCCAATACCGCTTTCAGGCGATTATCCAGATCAATGTGACGCTTGTCCCGTGGACGTAGCACCATTTTGACTGATAACCTTTTATCCCCGAAGCTCGGTACTTTTTCTTCTAACGTCATCGCTCTAACCTCGTTTTTGTACTCCCGTCCCGACTTTGACAGCACCATGATGCCGCGAAAGTTACGCCAGTAGGTGTTCATCGAAGGCGGGAAGGGTAAGCACAAGTCAACTTTCATAGCATCCCTTCAACAAAAGCGATTATTAAAAAGATGCAGATTGCGTACAGGATAACGGTACTCATAACGACCTCTTAGAACGGAATATCGTCATCAAACTTTGCAGTGTCCACTGGATACTGCTGTTTCGGCGCATCTGGAGCCTTGTAGTTATCGACCTTCAGGCTCACAAGGTCGCCATACTTGGTCTTGTGTCGCCAGCCAGCCAGACGCACCACAACGCCGTTGATGACGATGTTACCGCGAAAGTCGGGTGCCTTTTCGTGCTTTTTGTTCGCTTCCGTATACAGCACCCCCTTTCCTTCGCTATCGGCGGTCGATGCCGACTGATACTTGTTCTGATTCATTTTGCCTCCAGAGCGTCTTTTGCGATTTTAGCCAGATAGGAACCCGGCACGTTGTTTGCGTTGATACCATCGTGCTTTGCAATGGTCTGCAAAGCCTCGCGGTACAGCTTTAGCTGCCGCTGTAACTTGTCCTGAGTGTCAGACTGTTGTGCTTTCTGGTTCATTTCATTACCTCGCTGTATCGGTTCGTTAGGGCTGCGTTCATCTTAATCTGTTCAATGCGTTTTGCAACTGGGGTCTGCTCGTAAATCGGTGTCAGCTTGCCCTTAACCATCTTGCGAACGACCTGCCAGCCCGTCCATTTCAAGTATTGATCCAGTGCCTTTTGACCATCGTTCTTTTGCGTTAACGCTTTCAGGTACTCGACCTGATCGTTATTCAGTTTCGCGTCCTTTAATGGCAACTTCGTCCAGTTCTTCATCAGTTGCGGGTTGCCAACGTATATGTCTATGCTCATTTTACTTCGCCTCTTTTCTCATATCCCATTGTGCAAGGGACGCTTTACTATGATGTTCTTTAGCTTCCGAAATTGTTTTGGTTCCATTGTCATTGCTTTCTTCTGCCACATCAATTAAATACTGTAGAGTGCCCTTCAACCTCTCAATCTCCGCAGCCTGATGTGCGACTTGCGTTTTAAAACATTTCAAAGTCCGATGCTCTGGCATCCCTTTGATTGAGCCGCACAGATAATATAAGTTTGAATGGAACGTATCCTGT